GCGTAATCCGTCTTCACTCCTGTGGCGGTGAACTGGGTATCCTCGGAACGATGCTCCACACCACCGATGACGATTAACGTGCCCTTACGCGTGACGTCGTATGCAATGCCGTTCTGCTTGAGCATACGAGTCGTTGTCGCCTGCATTCGCAGATAGTTGATGGCCATTACGCGCGCTCCGCTAAAGTATTGATTGCATATCCACGCCCACCAGCCAGGTCGCCGAGAATAGCCATTACCGCCGGGTAAGATGGTGTGAACACCTCACCATCGGCAACCGCATAGGTCATGGTAACGGCACCTTCGACACGTTCGGTTTTAACCGCGGCCTCACGAACGCTTGAAAGCAAATCGCCCTCAATCGCCTCGATAGCCAGCATGCATTGTGCGGTGATAACCTGCCGCGGCACCTGGTCGGATGGGAAGTCGTGTCCATCCAGAATGACATTTGCGCGTGGCCATGCCAGCGGCTGTCGAGGGTCTGCTTTGGAACCTACCCAATCAAGCCCTTCCAGATAGTCCATCGCCTTAATCAGTAACGGCGCGAGCTTTTCAGGCAGCTCAACTCCTCTCAGCGTGGCAAATGACACCAGTTCATCTTCACTGGCGTAACTGTTAACGTCAGCGGCGGTGATATCAGTAATAATCATCTGAGCATCCGTAGAATGGGGCTTACGCCCCATCGGTTAGCCTGCAGCAGGTGCGGTGAAGGTGATTTCCTCACTCGATTTAGCAATACCATCAACAGTACCAGTGACTGTGAAAGTACCTGCCGTATCAGAGGTAAGTTTGACCGTCGCCCCACCAGCAGAGCCGGTTTGAGAACTGGCAGTGCTGAGCGTGCCGCCGGTTGAATTCCAGGCAACGGTTTTGCCGGAAACACCTGCGCCGTTTAGCGTGTACTTCAGGGAAATGGTGACCGCATCGGTGCTGTCAGCGGTTGCGGAGGTTTTATCCGCTGACAGCGTTACTCCCCCGCTGCGGATCCCAGTTACTCCCCCGCTGCGGATCCCAGCTTGATCAATACACCAGCAGTAGATTTGTTACTGGTGAAGTGCTTCTTCCAGTTACCTGCAGTGCCGATTTTGGTCAGATCCGGGTTGTCACCTTTGGAGGTATCCCAGCTGTAACCCAGCAGGTCGACATTCACCACGCCTTCACGCACGGTACCCGATCGCCAGGTTTTCCTGATCGTTGATGTCGTAGGAGCGGAACCCCGGCGCCTGAGACTCGGTCACGGTAACCGCTCCGGCTACCAGCCCAAGGATCGCGTCAGCGTCCATGGTGTCGGTCACCAGCACAGGTTTACCCAGCGTGCCCGGCTGTCCGCCGTAAACCACCACACCCGCTTCTTCGTAGATTTTGTTGGCGATCGCCTCATCCACGATGTCGAAGTAAGTGGCGGAGTGCATAACGAAGAGCACGACACGGTTGAACTTATCGCCGTACTTACGCAGGCCACGTGTCAGGGTCTTCTTACCGTCGGTCTCAATGTCGGCAGTGACCACCATATCCGCGTTGGCGCCAATAGCAGCCGTTAGCGCCTTCAGGCCATATTTCACGTAGCCTTCCAGCGTAGCGTCAGCCACATCAGTGCCGATCACTTCGGAGAACTCGTCAACCGAGCGGCCGCGGCGTTTGAACGCTTCTTCAGTAGTTTCGTAGGGACCGTATTTCCACGGTGCTTTGACGGATACGGCTTCACCGGCACCAATCTTCTTACCCGTCACCTTTTCGGTGGAGTTAACGTCACGCGATTCGATTGAGCCGCCCACTTTGTAGAAGGCTCGCTTGCGGAAATCGCCTTCAATCAGCTCGTTATCCAGCAGGATCGCACCGTTGGAGGACGCGTTGAAAATTGCCAGGTTGTCCTGGCGGCGCTCGAGGAAAGCGGTCTGCGCCAGATCGTCATAAATGATCAGGTCACTATTAACAGTGGTAGACATGGGTTAATCCCTTATTTCGGAAGTTTGAGGAAGGCCTGCTGGCCATGCTTGCGGATGTAGTCCGCTTTGTCGCTGGCGCTCATTTCGGAACGTTTCAGGCTGCCACCGCCGTTTGGTTTATGTCCGCCCGCGCCGGTGCCTTCTGCGCGTGGGAACAGATGCGGAGCCGTCTCCTTAAGAGACTCCGCCCACTCGAGCGGGCTTAGTGGAGTTTTGCCGTCTTTACCGAACAGAACGTCGCCATTTGCATCAACTGCTACGGCCTCGCCTTCGTCGTTGAGCTGGAATGTGCCTTTGGCACGTAGGATCAGATCGTCGGATGCTTCCGGCAGCGCGCCAGCTTTTGAGGCTGCTGCACGGATTGCATCGCCCAGAACTCGATCCCGGAATTTGTTGGAGAACGCTTCGGCTTTGTCGGCGCGTTCATTTGCGGCTTTAATCTGCTTATCGACGTCAGCACGCAGACGCTCGGTGCGCTTATCGAGCACCTCATCGATTTTTCCGGCGGCAATCAGCTTTGCCTCTTCGTCGTCGGAAAACGCTGGAGAATGCCGCGCACAGCATCTGGATCGATACCTTCAAAGCGGGACAGGTTTTCTTTCTGCTGCTTAATGGTGCCCAGCAGCTCAGAGTTTTTCGATTTCAGGCCAGTGACTTCGCTGGTCACACGCTCATCAATCAGCTTCTGGATTTCTGGGGTGATTTCGATACCACCGCCACCGCTGCCCTCACCGCCGCTTTCAGGTGCGTAAAATTTCAGAAGCATGTTTCGAATTAACATAATTTCCCCTCGGGATTTTGCCGGGCCTCGCCCATAAAAAAGCCCCGGCAGATGCCAGGGCGTGAAGTAAGAAGTGGTTGTTAGTTGTCAGTGCCTGAGAGCTGCTTCAAGCGTTCCAGGCTGATCCATTCGCCTTTGTCAGTGAACATATCAGCCAGGTTGATTTCACCGGCTCGGAACAGACGGCCACGCTCGGCACCCAAAACCTGATCCTGCCGTTGAGCTGGCTGACGCTCGAGCCATTCCAGATACGTGGTTTTAGCTGGCACCTGTCCATCCATGCTGGCACGAGTGCCCTCGTCCATCTCATCAATATCAATGCCGAGTTCGCGCCAGGACTTGAGAATCAGAGTTTCAGTAGAACGACAGCAGAAGTGAATCTTCCCAGGTCCCTGTAGGTAAGGCACCTTATGCCCGACCGGTTTGTTATCCAGTGTGTAGCGCAGCAGGTCACGAATAATGCAGTCATGGCTTGTTTTATTGTCCAGCGTAGACAGCCACTGTTTGCCTTTCACGATATCGCTGTTGGCGCTGGTGAAGCTGTTACGCGCGGTGGCGGCCAGATGATTAACGGCCGTTTTAGCGATGCTGGCGGCGTTTGCCCTGCTCATCTGCAGCGCGCCGTCGCGATAATCTTTATTGGCGTGGCCGCGAACATTGCGCGCGATAGTCTCTACAGTGTCGCCGGCAAGATACCCCCTGCGGACGGCGTTCACGATACGCGCCAGCCTGTCCGATTCCAGATTCTCCGCCCACTCACTCAGCAGCCTCCCCTGAAAGGCTGCGCCATCGCCGCGGCATACACCATATCGGCGGTGATGCCCTGCAGCGGATAGTGAGACAGGACCTGTGAAGGCAGAAGGGAATCGAACAGGCTCATCTGATAACTGGCCTCGTTCTTTGCCAGCGCCACCAGCTCACTCTCGAGTCCTGCCTGCATGGTAGCTACGGCCTGATGATTAAGTTCGCGTACGCTGCCCAGTAAACTCTGAAGACGATTAACGGTGAAGCTCTCCGGAGGCAATCTGTCCAGCGCATCCAGCAGGCGTGCCGACAGTTCTGCGTCCGTCTCGTTGAGCAACTTCACCATTCGGTTTGCCACGCCAGTGGCATAGCGGCTTAACCAGACGGAATGTGCGATCGACTCATCGCGCAGGCTTTCGTTTACGGTTGCCATATCAGCCCCCGGTCAACGTTGGTGCCTGATTGCGAAGCGCATCAATTACCTCGTCCGGACTGTCGGCAGGGTCAATGAGATCAAGCTTCTGCAGTGCTCGAATCATATCGCTATCGCGCAGCGCACCGGACTGCCAGGCGTTGACGATTGCCGTCACCATGCCCGACTCGGCAACCTTCGCAATGAATTCCTGGTTGATCGTGTAGCTCGTCGATTCGCCCTTGATGCCGAGATATTTCGCGCACCAGCCAAGTGCCAGCGTATAGGCCTCAGAAACGTTCGAAACGCAGATACCGAGCACTGATGTTGATGATGTTTGCTCACCGCTCGCCTGGGTAGCAGTCTTCGCCGTGGCGTTCTGCTCAATCAGCCGGGCGCCCAGCTGCACCATGTAATCGCGCTTACTGTCCATGGCCTCTTTAGCCAGCATGTTCGGCTGCGCCTGGGCATAGCCAAACGATCCCTCCTTGGGAAGCAAAAGCGGTGATCGGGAACCAATTTTCACGCCCTTCTTCTCGAGGTGATCGCGCCAGCCGGTATCGAGCCCAGTCATGTACGGCTGCACCTGGCCACAGAACCACACGCTGTCCTCATAGTCAGCACTGTTACGAAAATGACCGTGGTTTATCTCCACCAGCGCAGCCAGCGGTGAATCATCGATAGTGGGATCGTTGTTCTGAGCACCGACAAAGGTGAAAGGGATTTCGTCCCAGTAGTCCTTTCCTTTCGGCTTAGGGTGGTACTCACTGTCAACGGTGTAGGTTCCACTTACTGTGCCACCAGCCCGGCGCCATACGCGGCATGTGAACCGCCCATCTTCCAACGCCAGCTCGCGGTACTGGATTTCATCCTTGTACGCGTAACCATCTGGCTCTTCTACGCATTCGCGCAGGACCACAAGCACCAGCTGATCGCGTCCGTTAATTCGCTTTGTTCGCCAGTTGATAATGTTCTCTGCCGGATAGCGGAGGATGATCGCCTCATCGGAGGCTTCTGCGTAGTCGACATAAAGCCCCTCTCGCGCAACTTCCAGCACGTTCTCGGTCACCAGCTGCGACTGCTGGTAAATACTTGTGCCGGCCCCGTCAGCATTGTCCAGCAGGTATTTCAGCTTCTCCGGTCCGTTGAAAGTTGGATCCTTTCGATACGCCATTCCAAGCATGCCGATTTTCGTGTTGCCGGCAATGGCATAGAACACCGCGCGACTCAGATAGTCTTCGTTGCGTTTACGGTTACGCGTGGATTTATCGGTTGGGTCGAGATACGGCAGATATTTATTACCCGCCGCTTTTACGGCCTCAGCCCCTTTGCAAAAGTCCCTGTATTTCCTCCAGGCAGCAGAAGCCGCCCGGTGTTCTGGTCGAACCCAGGTGATGTCGTCGTTTGCCATATCAGAAAGTGGTGTCCATGGTGATTGAGTATGCCGGTTTCACGATCGGGTAATCCTTCACGATGAAGTACCCACCAGCATCGTTGGGGTGATCGTTATCTGCTGATTTGTCCGGTTCGCCATTGGCCGCCCAGATTTGCTGTTCGAGGCTTTCGGTGTAAACCGGGCAATTCTGCACATTCACCAGGTAGCGGCGTTCTCCGTTGGCGTTGCAGAACATGGCGTTCATCGAGTTGATGCGATCCTTAACCGGCGGGTTGGCATCATCAACAATGACGCTGAATCCGGCTTCGTTGAGCTGGGCGATATCGGTCTTACTGGCGTTCTGGGATTTACGGGAGTCGCCTGAGGCATCCGGATAGATGTAAATCTCTCGGCTCTTCACATATCGCCCCTCCTCGTAGCGCCAGAACTCTTCCTGAATGCGCTTAATCATTGCCGGTGTGTCGTAGACCTTCACGAGTTCACGAACCGCACGCGGTAGGCCGTTACGCTTTACGTGAACAATCGCGGCCATTTTCCCCACGTTGAAGTCCATACCGATGAAGAGCGGATCCCCATCCTGAATCTCTTCAGAACAGTTATTCAGCTTACGGTTGAACGTGTGGTAAATGGTCCCGCTATTGAGGTTCGTGAACTTCCCTCGCAGATACGCCTGAATCAGTTCGTCAGGGTAAGAGCTCAGAAGCGATGGAATGTAGTCAGGCGGAAGATTCTTTGCGTTGTCGAATGTGCTGGCCTGAATCAGACCGTACAGGGCCGCAAGCTCTGGCTTTTCACGTACGGCCTTCACGAACTGCTGGTAGACGAACTTGAAGCCCTCCGGCGTAGTCGTTACATCGATGCCGTTACGAAGCCCATCAACCTTGTAACGCATACGAGCGATGATTTTTCGCCAGGCCTGCTGTGCTTTGGCTGCCGCCATGACATCCAGTTCATCCACCATCGCGTTACCGATTTTAAAGCCGACTATCGAGCCGGGCTTCTCCATCGAACGGCAAATTGTCGTCCCGCGGTACCGTCGCCCCTCGTAGAAGTGAACCTCTTTGTTCCCCTCGTTGATTTTGACGCTCAAGCCCCAGTCAAAGGCCACCTCTTCAATCGTTGGGTAGAAGATGTCACGAATTTGCGGGTACGTCGGCGCGAAATAGCCCTGGTTAATCTTCGGGTGCTCCCACATCCCTTTGCAGATGCCGCCACAACCCACCCACGTTTTACCCGAACCGAACCCGGCAACATAGGCTTTGAATTTGTGCTGCATCGCGAGGAAGCGCGCCTGAGGAATGTTAAGTGTCGGGCTGATTCCCATCGTCTGCCCTCGCATCCACTACGTTGATATTGATCTGCACTGGGGTCGGTTCATCGTCCTCACCATCACCGGCCAACTCTTTACGGAGTTTCTCGACCTCAAGCTGCCGGCGTTCGATTTCAATCTGCTGCAGGCGCTGGGCGAACTCGTTATCGGCCAGGCCAAGTCGCTTCATTACCGCTTCGAACATTCTTTCACGCTGATGGCTGTAATTTCGACGCCGTTTTTGCCAACCTTCACGCCGGAGTAAGCGAGACGGGAAGCTGCCGGAAGTTTGCGCGTATCAGGGTAATAAGGCTGACCGATGCCGTCACCGTTGCAGCGCGGGCATTCTGGGTTTGGTTCTCGGTTGTGGTCGTAGCCATAGCCGCCGGAATCTTCGGGTTCACGTCTGTCACGCTCAAGCGCCTCGAGTCTTTTCTCTTCGAACTCCACGGCATCACGCCACTGATACTGGTGACCAAAGCCCCAGCAGTAACGACACGCGCCGCGGCGATACTGCGACAGCTGATTGGCATCGAAGGTAGCGAGCTGCCACATCTGCGCGAGGACCTCATCGGCACTGCCCAGCGTGCGCACAATGGCGGCTTTTTGCTGCTGCGCAATGACCTGCGCAACGTTAGGATTCGTTATGAGCTGACGACCGTAGTTTGGGTCACTATATCCAGCACGCGCAGCGGCGGCTGTGGCGTTATTGTCCTTCAGGTACTCAGCAATGAAGCGCTTTACCTTCGCGCTAAGCTTTATCTCCACCAGCACTTCTGCGCTTTGTTCTTTCTGCGCAGTGCGCACTTTTTTCTGCGCAGAATGTTGCGCAGTTTGTGTAGAAGGTTTTTTAATATATCGGCGAGCAGTAGAATAGTTCAGTCCCTGCGCTTCACACCATTCCTTTGGTGATACGCCGGTTGCGGCATGTTCGGACAGGAACCGTTGCTGAAGCTCGCCCCA